CCCCCACCCAAGTGCAATTGCTCAAAAAAAGTTAACCCCCGCCACGTGGCGCGCTTCGCGCGACGCGTCGGGGGCGTTTGGCTTCGCCAAACGAGCGCTGAATATAAAACAAAACGAACGGTAAAGTACAAACGTTTCACATGAAACATAACGAACGTATGAAGTACTAACGTTTCACATGAAACAACAGGTAAGTTACTGAACATATGTAGAATTAACCGCGGTTAACTTTATGTTGCATATGTCACAAAATGAAATTTATTTTCGATTTGTTGCAATTATCACAGACAACACAACTATTATATGGTATAATGGTTGTGTTCTTAAGGGAACGAACAACAAACAATTAACGGAGGCTAACAAATGTACAACAAACTAACAGCACCAAACACGCGCAACTATGGCAGGATTGAGCACTTCAAAGATGAGAACGGCGACAACCACTTTTGCACTACGGTATACGCATGGCGCGACGGCAAATGTATTGGCGTATCTACGGCACATTTATTCGAGGATATTCTCGTAATCAGTGACACCATAAACAAGGATATAGCAGACATAAGCATTATCAAGGGGGTAAAGTTATGAGAATAACCATAGAGAAAGATATGTTCGAAATGGAAAGGGGGCAAGAAAAGCAATTTTTGTATACGAGCGCAACGGTGCGATGTGCCACCCAATTGCAATTGCTCAAAAAAGTTAATGCGCGTAGCGAAGCGAAAGTAAGGACGCGAGGCGAGAGCCTCGCTCCTTCCGTCGCTCGGCGCGGCTTCGCCGCGAAACAAAGCAGGACTTATTTTCCGTCGCTCGGCAATGCTTCGCATTGTTTTGCGACATAATTTTCAAAATTTACAACACCTAACATAGAAAAAATGTTAACGTTAACAATCATCACGATACAACAAGCACTTTACAAAAACCGAAAAATGAGATAATTGACATTTGTCAATTATTTGACATTTGTCGCTTGACAATACACAAAAAATGTGTTATAATATAATCAGGAAATACGAGGGGCATATTAAAAACCATAAGAATGATTTCAGAAACAAGGTAAAAGAGGTCCCTCTGACTATGGGCGTGTTTGTTGCACAGTATCTTATGTCCCTCGATATTTCTCACAATAACTTTTAAAGGAGTAGTTCTATGGCACGGAAGAAATTTGGTAAGAACATTTCGGCATTACTATTTACTGGAAATGATGTCGAAAAGAGCCGTTTTAACACGAGCGGTTTGGTGGTTACAGAAGCAGTTACTACAAACAATACTGACGACATGATTATGTCTGTAAAAGAACTTAAGAAGCCAGTTGAGATTAAGAAAAGAAGAGGTGACTTCCATGACTGATGAAGAATTGAAAGAGTTCGAGGAACTTAAAAATCAACTTGCTGAAAAAGAAAATACGATTAAATCTCTTCAAGAGGATAGTAAAAATACAAACGAAAAATTTACTAAACTTGAAGAAGAGTTTAATAAACTTAAAGAGTCAAGCAAAGACGATTCTGACGACCCTATGGAAAAAGGCGCTCCATTTAAGGTCAAAGACCCTGATGAAGAATTTGCTGAACTCATGAAACAAATGTTTAAGGAGTAAACAAATGGCAGTTGCAAACGTTTTGACTAAACTCGCGGCGATTTTTGCGTCACCGAGCTATGCTACTCGCATTCCCGAGTCTGTGCGTAATAAGATTACTACCAATGGTTTTGGTTCTACCGAATATACGCCCGACGAATACAACGCAATTTATTCGTCTTTGCTCAATATGGTAGCGAAGCAAACCAATTATGCTTTTAGATACTACGGTATCGATTTTGAGAAATACAACAAAGGTTTCCTTGCGTACGGTGACGTGATTATTGATAACTATGTTGACCTCGCAGACGTTGGAACGATTCCTACGCTTATCAACACGAAAGGTGATAACGGTGGAGTTACTACGGTTGACCCGTTCTCTATTAAATGGGCGAATGTAAAGACTGCATACTATGTCGGCACTTATGAACTCCAGTATGCAATGACGACCCGTATGCTCGAAGTTAAGAAAGCGTTCATTTCTGACAGCAACGTGACGAATTTCATCGCTCTTTGCCGTTCCGTATTGCCCGAATCGTGTCGTTATGACAGGTGGCTCATTTTCCGCAATATGCTCGCGTCCGATACGATTTATTCGTCCACGACCGATTACGAACTTTCTGCGGACATTATCGCACCCGAGGACGCTCTCCAAATCATTCTTATGATTAAGAACGTAGCCGACGCGATGTCCAACATGACGACGAAGTATAACAAACTTGGCGTTACTACCGCAACCGATAAGTCTGACCTCGTTCTTTGGATTAACAAGGGTATCTACTCTGCAATCAAGAACGCGATGAAGAACGTATACCACAACGAAGTTGATTTCGGTGTCGGCTCTATCGAAGAACTTCCCGACTTTGGCGAAAGCGCGGCTACGACTGGTCAGTTTGCGGCACTTACCGATAGACGTGGCATTTATCTCTACGATACTCTCTCTCCTTTCATGGACACCATTTGGAATCCGAAAGGTCTGTATTGGAATAACTTCCTTTCCTACCAGGGTAAGATTGCTTACGGCTTACACTATAACGCGGCGAAATTCACTCTTTCGCAGAAAGCCGCCGCGTAACTCAACCGTGCCCCGAGGGGAGAGTTTTATTCCAGTTTCTCTCCCCTCATCACGGAAAGGCGGTGTATTATGATAGCAAAGTTTTATAAACTTAAAATAAGTCCGCAGAACAGATTCTATAATAAAGCGGCATATGAAGCCTATCTCACTGACGCAAATGTTCTGTTCACGTACACATATAAAAACGATATTATACCCGACCAACCATTTTATATAAATCGAAGCACACTAGAAAATGCTAAACTTCTCTACAATGCTACTTACGTAACTTATGATATCAACGGTCTTATGTACGGTGCTTTTATTACGGAAGCACAGCCGCTTGCGCCTAACGGCAAACAATACAGACTTAACCAAGTTGTAGACTGGTGGTATTTTGCGCTATTTAACGAGTATGATATGCACTTTCATGGGTCTTGTGAGAGGGCACACGTAAACGATATTGACAAAGAAACAAAGTTACCTACGTTAGTTAATACACTCCCAGTTGCTGAATTTGCAATATCTAACTATGCTAAAACACTTGCGGCAAACAGACTTATCAATTTTAGAGGTGTTTACATTGACGGCAAGCGAGATGGGAATTTTACATTCTTATATATGTTCTTTAATACGCCATCTAAAAACGATATAACAATGTCTACACATAAAGAACAAGCATATCAAGTTCCCTCGGGCGGCTATCACACTTCGCAAGGATTTACATATGTGTTTCTTTATAATAAATTGAGTGGTTTTGTTTATCCTCTAAATACTGACCAAGCACCTACCTCTATTAACGATATTGCAAATGAAAATATTACCTCTATGTGCATCAGCGATTTGTTCGTAGAACCGAGAGGAGATTACACTATAACTAAGAGCGGAGATGAACGTTATACAGTATCTTTTTCAAATTCAAAATACGGCGTATCTTCTCACACATATAATAAAGATGATGGAAGTTTGCCTAAAAAATTATCTTTTATTTATTATGATTTTGATGATATTATGCCGAACCTTGATACTTCAATATTTAAAGCAATGTGGGAGATAGAGGACGATGAGTTACTCACTGGTGCAATAAATCCCGCAGTTCCCATTGTAAAACAAACTACATATAATTCTTATATAGAGAAATCTGTAATAAAGCAATTTGCAGATGTGTATGTAAATAAATCAGTCAATGGAAATGCTTTTAACATATTTAAGATGAGATTTAACTCTTCATCAACTCCTCCAATGGTTATTTATCTCACACCCGATTTATCTACATATATAATAAGATTTAATGGCACAGACAATGGAGCAAGATATTATCAAAATGAAATTACTATTAACAATCCGTCATACTTCAAGCCCGATACCGTAAACGATTATTGGACACGCTTAAACGCAAAACAAACAGGTATTTCCGCAAAACAAATAGAAATCGGCGCAATAAATAGCATGATTCAAAACGCCACTAAATTGGTAGGTACCGCTACCGAAACAGCAATGAAATCATACGGAACAATGTCGGGAGGAGGTTCCTTAACTTTTGACCAAGGTTCAGTTATTGAAAACGTGGGAAGTATGGCTGGCAATATTGCTGGAATAAGACAGGCAAATTTAGCATATGAACAATCGGGAAATATGCAGGAGATTGCGGAAAGACAATTTAACGACGGAAAAATACGTTCCGATTCGCAGATTGGACCTTATCTTCAAAGTGCTATTTTTTCCGAAATTTATTTGCTCGAATACTATGCAACTAACTATAAGCCACTCCAAGTAGACCTGCACCGCTACGGTTACAATACTTTTCTACAACTTGACGATATTTACGAGCACCATCAACGCGAACACTTTAACTATTTTAAAGCGGCAGACATTGAAGTTACGGGAGTTCCGCAATTCATTGCCGACGATATTGAAAATATGTTCAAACGTGGAGTACACCTTTGGACACGAGATATCGAAGAGTTTGAAAACGGGACGAATTACCAATTAGGCTTATGGGAGGATACAAATGTATAATTATATAAATTCTTCCGCTGTACGCCTTGCTATGCTCATGGGATATGAAATCGATGAGATAACATATCTTATCATGGAGAACTTTCTCAATACGTTTATGTGTCGTTACGATTATGAGGGAATTCCCGAAGATTGCGACAAACTTACTGGTTATAGAAATCTCCAAGATTTGTACATTTTCTTTGCACCTTGTATAGCGTGGTTTGAAGATAAAAAACACGGACCAATGTATCTTCCAGTGAGCGGAATGACGGAGTTTAATGCGGTCGGTAAACCTAAGAAATGGAGAGTGTTTTCTTTTAACGGCATCATCGATAAGGAACTTACGGATAAAGAATCTGTTCTTATCTTTAACGATGAAGCGTTGAGTATTCCTTATCTTCATTTGCTTTACGAAGCAAAGTTCATGAAAAAACTCGATCTTGCAATGAATCAAAACATTGATTTGCAGTCTACTCCGTATGTAATCGAAGCGTTTGAGGAAAACAAAAAGCAAGCGTCTACGTGGTCACATTTGTTACAAGCATTTAAGTCACGTATTGTGTTACGTAAACGTAAGTCAGACGAACGTAATCCGCTTGAAGCGTCGCAAGTACTCAACACCGATGTAGAGTTCAAGAATCCCGACTTTATGAAGGCCTACAATGAGTTCCTTTTTAGAGCACACACATACATGGGAATTAAGAACGTAAACATTGAGAAAAGCGAACGATTGCTAACTGGTGAAATTTCGGCAAACGATATTATTGTACAGAGTAACTACACGAACGGACTTGATATGCGTAATAAAGGTTTTGAGCAAGTCAACAAAATGTTCGGCACAAACATTAAAGCGAAGCCGACAGATTTGCAAACGATGGTGGCAGATATGTCCTCTGCTTACATGTCAAAAGGGATGGGAGGTGGAATAGATGCGCTACACAATGTCAGGGATAATCCCTCAAAAACTGACGCTAAACTTTCTACTTGATGAACTTCAAGAGGGAGAAAAACTTATCGACATTACGCTTCCCGTATACAGCAAATTTACCGACGATGAAGAGTTGCGTGAGATAATGTATAACGCAGTCATTGCAAATTATTGTTGGTCAGAATTAGGGTTCGAAACTGCCGAACAGTTTAAAATGTGGTTTCAAACTTATTGGAATCGTGTGTTGTTTAAATATCTCAACGATTTACGCAATCAGATAATGATAGGTGAAAACCTTATAACTGCGCGAATCGAAACGGCACATACAGACGACCAAACGACTGAAACTCCCGAGTTGACTGATACGACTACCGATACGTACGGTGAAACAAATGAAATAACTCACGGTCACGTATTGCAACATAATCGTGAACTGACAGAGGATTTCACACAAGGCGTAATTCTTACGGAAGAAACGGAGAGGACACAATATGAAACGCAGACGATTACCGATTCAGTTACTACCACGCCGACAGGGAAAAACGAAACTGCTCTTGGTGGACAGTATACGAACACAAACTCGGGTACTGACAAAAACGAACGAGGTGGCACGAATACCCACACATTGGAGAGGACTGGTCAGCGTATTATTACGTTAAAGAATGACAGAACTAACAATGTTCAGTATTACGACTACGACAAGTTAGTTACGGCGTTAGAAGCGTCAAATTCACTCGACGCATTCATTGATGAATTTGCGCCATTATTTGCGGAGGTGATTTATTTTGAGTGATACTTTGGGTATGATTGCTATTGCAGGTTCCCAAGCACTTACTACTGCTACAAATTGGGGAGATACAATAACGAATCTTGTTAGTATTATTTGCACGTGTGCTACTGCTCTTACTACGACTGCTGTTATTATTTATAATATGTGGAAACATAAAAAGACTAAGAACGAGTTGTATGACGAGAACAATAAGCTAATCAAACAGAAAGATAAGTGCGAAGTGGAGATTGTCGATGAGCAAGAGAATAGAGATTGATATGTCAGAAAAACTGGCAAACATTGTCAAGAATTACAGCGGGTTAAATAACCTTGTTATGCCGCCCCCGATAGTTCAGATAATGAACGCTCTTGCAGATATCTATACAATGCCTTTTGAGGATATTGAGATATCGACAGGCAAGCCAGTAGGAAACGCAACGGAGTACACCATGACTTTTACGGTCAAGGAAAACGACCCGTTCAGTATTACTTTCCTTGTACCTAACGGACAGAAAGGAAATGACGGTGCCTATGTACAAACAGTGGAGGTTTTAGATGCCTAAGTCAGTAAAATTAAAATTAACTTTGAGCGATTCTACGATTGTAGAAAGTAACACTTTTACTATTCCAGATGGTCCTACTGGTCCTGCTGGTGCTGATGGTAAAGAATACTTAATGTACAATAAGGTTCTTATCGGTGAAATTCCTGCGCTGAATAGATCTTATATTTGTGACCTTGTTAATTTCAATAGAACACCAGTTGCAAACGAAACTTTCTTTATGATTGTTCAGAATATTGACACGGGAACGCGCTCTTTTATGTGTACGATGAAGTATGTAACCGCAATTTCGTCTACGTGTCTGTCGTTTGCGGAAATTACTGGTGCGCAAGGTCCTACTGGTCCTGCTGGCAAAGACGGTGCTCCTGGTGCGCAAGGTGCTCCTGGTGCGCAAGGTGCTCCTGGTGCGCAAGGTGCTCCTGGTGCGGCAGGTAAAGATGGCGCATCGATTACTACGTGCGAAGTAGTGGAGGTGTAATATGGCTGATAAAAGTGTTAAACTGAAACTCACTTTGAGCGACGGAAGAATTATCGAAAGTAATGCCTTTACTCTTCCGCAAGGTCCAGTTGGTCCTGCTGGTCCTGCTACGTTGCCCAACTATGTGAGTTTTGAGAAGCCTACGAGTATTTCCGTTAACGCAAGTGGCGGAGAAAGAACAGTAACTGGTGTTGCTGAATGGGAAGCCGCAGGAGCGATGGAAAGTGGAGAGTATCATATTGTAGACGAAGAGCCGTTATATATGGTTAAATTTCATAATGGAACGGCGAATCCTACCCTTGGAACTGAGTTTGCAGATAACGACGACGCATTTAATAGGCCGCCAAAAGTAAATGAGTTATTTACATTCATGTGGAGAAATATAATAAGCGGAGAAACATTTATAGGAACAGCCTACAATATTTCCACAGGGATGCACGCAATAAAAGATTTTATAACGTGTAAAACAGTTGAAGACAAAAAACACCTAAAACACGTTATTGTAACTCAATCGCTTTGTCAAGTATGTTTTGATTATCTGTCTACTACCGAGGGGGCTCCTGCGAGTGTTAATTCGCTAACATCACAGTTAACAGAATTTTATTCGTTGGGCAACACAGCAAAAGTTTTACCTGCGTCTGGTACGTTTTTACTTTCAAATAAAGTTTTTGAAGCAAATCACGTAGAAGTTAGTGCGGCAGGTGAATTAAAAATTACAGGCTGTGATGTTTCAAATCCAAATTCGTTATCAATACAATCTATTTCGATTTCGAGTGGGGCAATTAATTTCTACTTAATTTACTAATATGAACGACCTCTTTTACCATGGAACGAGTTTCCAATTAGGAAACCCAGTTTACGTAACGTATATGTGTCAAGGACAGCGCGGCAGAGGTAAAACGACATACTGGCTTGCCGAAGCCGCGCAATATCCTATAAAAGATTGGATTGAAAAGCACGAAACAAACCGCAAATTCATATTCATTCGCCGCTCGGAAGAACAGTTAAAACTCGTAATGAAGCAAGGCTTGTTTAACGGAGTATTAAGCGTTCCACAATATCGGGAAAAACTTCACGGATATACAATTCCCAAAATATATAAAGATTGTATCTATATGTGCCATGAAGATAACGATGAAGATATTGTGCATATTGGTTACTACTACGATTTAAACAACACGAAAGGTATCTCAATCGAGGACACGTGGTGCACCATTTTCGATGAGTACGTAGAACCCGACAGAGGCAAATACAAAGGCGGAAATAACGGTGTAGACGAACCCGAATTATTAGCAAGGCTCGATGAAACGCTGAACAGAAACCGCACGAATTATATGATTTTGCTCGGTAACTTTGACGCACCCACAAATCCATATAATGAATACTTCCATATACCTTTCGGCGCACAGAAATTCACCAACAAGGAAAGCGGTTTGTTCTACGAAGTAGACTACTCGGAAGCGATGAAAGAACACAAAGAAAATACCTCTACTGGCAGACGGTGGAAAGGGACGCGCTATTCCGAGTATTCAAACGGCAACGTTGCGTTGGGTAGGGTAGACGATAATCTTATCTGTTCAAAACCTGCTCACGCAAAGCATACTTATAACTGTATCATTTGCGGAATAAATATAACAATATGGTTTGATGAAACAACTGGCGTATGTTACGTTCACGATGATTACAAGTTTGACAAACAAAAACCTATTCTTTCGGTGCTAACAAGTGATATGCAGGTAAATTCATACTTTGTTAGTTACTGTCAAGATTTTCTAACTCTTTTTAAAGCGCGTTATGCTTACGGAAAAGTGAGATTTAACAACCAAAAGAGTGCAAGTTTATTCCAACTGATGATTAAGTTAAAATAGAAAGGGAGAGGTTAATCCTCTCCTTTTTCTTTATCCTCTTAATTAACAAATAGCGATATAGGTTCTATTACTGTTATTATTGTATCTTCACTATACTCAAAAATATCTGCAATCTGCCAATTGCCCTCTATTAAAAGTTCAAGAAACCTTTTATATGTTATTTGGATATTTACGAGTATTTTCTTGTCACATATAGTAATAATAGTATATTCTTTTTCAAGTTCTAACATATTAACTTATAAGTAGTTATTTGCAGGTGCTTTCCTCCGCACACTATATGCGAAGAAAGTTTACCATTAAATACTCCCTCTCCTTTTTCTTTATTATATGGTTTAAAGTTATCGAAATTCATTTGACAAGTAACGGACGGAGGTGCTCCGCAACACGTTACTTTAAGCCTATCTTGTTCTTCATCGGGTTCTCGTCCTAAATATAGATATCGTTTGCACCCCAAGAACTTTGCACGAGATATGTAATGTTCGATTTTGAAAAACCCGTACAATGACCTATGTATCGGCATATCGGGACGTTCTTGACCCAAAAGGTAAAGACTGTCGGTATCGCAGTAAACAAATCTATCCCAGTTCCTTATTATATTAGTTATTAGCAATTCGCGCGAATAAGCGGTTATAAAAGTCCCAATAGGTATGTACCCGCCTTTCCGCTTTTCTCCCTCGTAGCGCACAAACCTTAAATGGTCTTTGTACAGCTCGGGATAGCAAAGGTCGCCAGTCTTTGCCGTTGATTGTGCTCCGTATGCAATGTTTTGTTGTTTCTTTGCGCGTGCCCTCTGTCCACCTGTTGAATGTTCTTTTTCCATACGGTATGGGTATAAGTAGTCATAATATAGTGAGCCTTGTCCGTCCAGTTTGATTATTTCGTCTACCGTCATATGTTCCGCTTCTTCGGGTGTTACTTCATATCCGCACATACTCTCGAATGACATGAAGTCTATGTATTCGATATCCCACACTTCATAGCAATCGAAGAAAAGTTTTAAATCTACGTTTGTAAGCCAAAGTTCGCAACGTTTAAATCCGCTTGATTTAAGATACAAGTCTTTTACGGAAAATCCCTTAAATGATTTGCGTGCTATTGTAGGTGGTCTGTTTGGTTTAATATGAAAACAACATTTAAAATGCTGAACCCAACATAAATGATTTAAAGCAAGTTTATCATCTTCTTTGCGTCCGTGTCCGTATAGTGGAAGTCCGATTGGCATTGGTCTGTGAAGCATTTGAGCAGGGTACATACTGTTAATATCAAGGCTCATCATTGAGTGTAGTTCTTTGTTAAAATGTTCTTCCTTTAAATATACATATCCTCCGCGATATGATTTTCTTATAAACTCATCTTCAAAGTCATTTAAAACTGGTAATAGGTCGTCGTAGTTTTTGAGCGTTGATTTAAAGAACTTTCTGCTGTTTCCACTCTCTGTAAACTTATCAAAACCTTGGTGTAAATCTTCATTGAGTATTCTCATCATGATTTCTGTGTCGTGGTTGATATATTTAAGTTCTTGTTCTGTTGGCTCGTGTCCTATTTCACGTACACTATCGTAGTCTATTTCTTCCTTTAATATTGGTAATTTATATGTCTTTGCTAATTGGTCTACTGACATTGAATTATGTCTAAAACTGTCATTTATTGTTACAGTGCTTCCATTGCTAAAACATATTTGGTAGGCGTAGTGTGTTCCTTGCGGTGTAATAAGTGTAAAAAATTCTTTCGCGTGAAGTGTTTTATTTGTGGAGTGTTTATACCCGTGTCTTAGGAGATAATCAAGGATATAACACCCGTCGTATGATAGGTTGTGAAATGAAAATAAATAGCCGTCATATCTCCTTATATAATTTAAAAAACTTTCTATATCTATGCCGTTTATATGCTCGTAATCTCTCGTGCAGATATCCCACAACCATACTCTTGCTTTTTCTACGTTCCATTGCGAGGTGGAAGTTTCAAAATCTGCCGTAAAGAAGTTTTTGTATTTTTTATACGAAAAGTACATTTAAAACATAGCGGCTAATTCTGCTACTCTTTGGTAAAGCGATTCTTCTGCTCTTTCAACGTTCTTAACTAATCCGTTTTCTAATGCTTCTTGATATTTGTGAATATCATCTAATAATTCGTGTAGTTTATTTATTTTTGCACTATCTATGTCGTCAAAAAAATTATCAAATCTTGATTCATTTAATGCTTCAATTGTTAAATCTGTATATTCGTTTAATACGTTCCATGCGGCTCGAACCAAATCATATACTTCTTTTGTTACGCCATATTTTTCATATACTGATTTTTGTTGTTTCTGTTCCTTGGATAAATCTTTTATTGCTTGTTTTGGTGTTGTCCCTGTGTACTTAACGTAATTGTAAAGAGATTGATAATTATATGCTGATGTTGTTGTTGAGTTACCCATTATTTCGGCGTTCAATTTTTCGTTTATCTTTTGTGCTTCTCTAAACTCTTTTTGAGTTTCTCGAAACTTACGTAATTCGTATTCGTTTACACCCATTTCTTTAAGGAGGTGTCTAAACTCATCTCTTTTCGCCATCTTCGTTTTCCTTTACAATTTTTTCTAAACGCTCTAACAAGCAATTTGCTCGCTTATTAGTTATACGTTTTAACGCAAAATCTACAACTATTTTCTGCCCAATTTCGACTGCTTCATCGGGGTCGTAATCGTGCTTCAATATGTGTAGTCTTTGGTCAATACTACGATTTGGTTTTGCTTGCAATTTTTTCATAGTCTTGTTGAATCCTCAATATACGTTCTTCCGAGTGGTCGCACTCTACAATATACACATCGTCAGACGAGCCGCGATACATACGATGATAGTGGTTTGCTTCTTTCTTATATTTTGCTCCTCTTAATAAGGCTATTAAATGTCGTGTCGCTGTCTGTTTATCTTTACATGGATAGACAGCAACAGTATCATTATAATACTTTATTACTATGTAATACATGGTCCTCCTACCCCGTGGGGCGATTTTATTGTATTCGTTTATTTTTCAATATATTAAAGGGCGGTTTATTTAAAACGGGTTGTCTGTGTATAAAATGTTAAAATGTGTATAATATGTGGATAAGTAAAGGGTACCCCCTCTTATGGCAAGTTTGTCGCCGCTCCCTCGATCTAAGATGGTTAACACCGTTAACTAATCTCCATCGGACATGAAAAAACACTCGAACAAATGTTTGTATTGTTCGAGTGTTAAAACTGTGTAGGGGCGAGCGGTCGGCGCCCCAATGTTTTGCTGGTCAAGTGTTATTTCTTGCTTGTTTTGGTAGGTGTTTCGCTTGCGAAAAATTCGTCATAATCGCGCTGGTTCTTTTCCTCGCCGATATCCTCGTCTTGTTCGCAAACGGTATATTCTCGTATTCTCATGCGGGGATATTTCTGCCGTCTGTCAATCCACCAATCAAGGGCGGTTATGCGGCAAGAGTTTTCCGGCTCTTTTTCGCCGTCCTGTGTAAAGGAAACAGACATTTTCGTTTTGTCTTTCGTGTCGTAGGTTTCCCAAGCGTTAAACTTTCTGCCGTCCTTTTCGATGGGCACTTTCTTAACGTAAATCTTCGGCGTTTGCATTATGCTTTACCTCCCTTTTTGGCAGGCTCTACGGCTTCATTTTCGACCTTGTTCTTACGTTCAAAGCGAGTGCCGTTCAATTCCTTGATGGCGTTGTCAATGCGTTTGAGGTGTTCCTTGACGATTGCGCCAACTGATTTGTCGGCGTTTTCAAGTTTGCGTACCATATCATGGTAGATGGTCATAAGGTTCGTACAAGCGTCTTGAATGGCTTCATCAAACTGGTTTTCGATTGCCTGTAATTCCTGTAATTTCTTGATTTTGCTTTCGATAATTTTGCTCATGGTGTTGATTTCCTTTTGGTTATTTATTGACCGCTTGCCCTATGTGTTGTGGCTTTGTTTACACGGCTTATTAACCCCATAAACGCTCACATAAGGCTTCCTTATTAAGTTGTAAATCTGCGTGCCTTAGAATGGCAATTTCGCGCCCGCAGCGCGTTGCGGTGTTTATTGCTTTTCCGCTGACACGCCTTTCGGCGTGTTTCGTCTTAATTCTCAAAGACTCGTCGGAGCGGTTATAGTTTAAATTCGTCACCAACCTCATGGTGTTTAAATGCGTAGTAGCCTTGCGGATGAGCAATCATACTAAAAAACTTGCGCACGTGCTGAAATGTTGTATTTGACCCGTAACCGCTCATTTTTAAGATGAGCCATCCATCAATAGTCAAACGCGCTTTAAACATAGGTGTTGCATATGAGAAAAATTCATACTCAAACGTGCCGGTACAACGAACACAAGCACTTGAATACAAAAATTGTCTTTCCTCGCCGTCAATCATCTCTAACAAGTTGTAACACCGTAGCACTCTCATAACTTCACCCCCTTGATAATCGTTATATCTGCTACTTCCTTGTCGATGTTGTTACTTATTACGAGAATATCCTCGAATAAATGTGCCGTAGATACGCCAATACATTTGCCGTCGCGCCATGCGTATACCGTAGTGCAAAAGTGGTTGTCGCCGTTCTCATCTTTGAAGTGCTCAATCCTGCCATAGTTGCGCGTGTTTGGTGCTGTTAGTTTGTTGTACATTTGTTAGCCTCCGTTAATTGTTTGTTGTTCGTTCCCTTAAGAACACAACCATTATACCATATAATAGTTGTGTTGTCTGTGATAATTGCAACAAATCGAAAATAAATTTCATTTTGTGACATATGCAACATAAAGTTAACCGCGGTTAATTCTACATATGTTCAGTAACTTACCTGTTGTTTCATGTGAAACGTTAGTACTTCATACGTTCGTTATGTTTCATGTGAAACGTTTGTACTTTACCGTTCGTTTTGTTTTATATTCAGCGCTCGTTTGGCGAAGCCAAACGCCCCCGACGCGTCGCGCGAAGCGCGCCACGTGGCGGGGGTTAACTTTTTTTGAGCAATTGCACTTGGGTGGGGG